CCATAGTTCCATTTAGTACATCGTAAGCAAGACTCCAAGCATTAACCATATTCAAATAAGAAATCGTTTACTAAACTCTCTGCTTTTTCTTTTCCAAACTTACCTTTAAGGTATCCACTTACTGGATCAAGTCTGGTCATGTAAGCATCAAAGTCTTTATATTCACTGGTATTAGTTCCAGTAGGTTTCTCTAATTCTACCATATCCACATACTTCGTCAAGTATTCCTTAAATGTAGATAGATAAGCATTTACTTCTTCCATCTTACAATACCTAACAAAGATATTATCAGAGAAGTGATTACCTTTTTCAAAGAAACGATAATCTTCTGTTGCTACAGGTAAACCTTCTACACGATATGGATAGTTCTCTTTAGGATGTTGAAAATCAAAAACAACAATGACCCTCTTCTCACTGAAGGCCATAAGATCCATACCAAAACAAGGAAGGTTACTCCCTGTCTTTGGATATGCTATGCAGTTAAAGATATCAACATTCTTACCATCTGTAATATCCACCTGTCTTGATTTAAGAAAGTGTGGATGTGAATGTGTGATAGCATTGAGATAGGTTCCTTTACCTTCCCAACTGGCCCACAGACCTTCTATCTTCATAGGTAGAATTGATCTGTAGGCACTTATGTAGTCTTGCCAGATGGTCATACTTCTTCAGATGGTAATTCAAAGTCTGCATCAACTTTATCATATAGTTCAAGGAAAGACTGTTTGGTCTCATCATCAAATCTGTTTACACAAACTTGGATTGCCTTTGCCTTATTCTTAAAGATAGAATATGCACGTAAGATGTGAACCAATCTACGAGTACTGATGATCTCTTCGATACCACCATCATAGAATGTTTTACGGATGATGTCACCCCAGTCTACAAGTCTCTTACAGAAATCAATGTCAGTAACTTTTAAACTATCAGCAACATTCTTAAGAATCTTATTCTCTATAGAAGGTGCTGGATAATCTTGCTCAAAGGTTACAGGGAATCTTTCAAGGAATGCTTCATTAAGTACATTAGTACCAATAAACCTACCGTCGTCGGATCCTTTACCTTTAGTATTTGCAGTTGCGATGACATTGAATCCAGCAGAAGGATTTACCCATCTACCAATCTTTTTCAGAAACACACCCTTCCCTTCAAGTATGGATTGGAGGCAGAGGATCTTGTTAGAAGCAAGGTCAATCTCATCGAGTAACAAGACTGCTCCACGTTCCAACGCCTCAATGACAGGTCCGTTATGCCAAACTGTTGACCCATCCACAAGGCGAAAGCCACCAATAAGATCGTCTTCATCAGTTTCAATAGTAATGTTTACACGAATAAGTTCTCTCTTTGTTTGAGAACATGCTTGCTCTACAGAGAATGTTTTACCATTCCCAGAAAGACCAGTGATAAAAGCAGGATAAAAAAGCTTGCTTTGTATAATTTTTTTGACATCTGTAAAAGGTCCAAACTTGACAAACGTATCATCTTCTTCTGGAACTAGGTTCTGTTCTATCACAGGAGTAACAGCAGGAGCATTGAATGATTTCTCAATATCTTCAACCACTTTCTGTGTAACTTCTAGGTTCCACTTACCACGACCAACGTTAAATTCTTTGATTTTTTTAGTAACGGTCTGATAAGCGATGTCATTCATTCTACAGAATCCTCTCACATCAGCTGCAGTGAATTCGGATCCGAAGTTCGCTTTCAAACCTTCTATGATTTCCTCACGAGTCATTTTGATTTCGAACATAATGTAATTTTGTTTCAATAACCATATTATAAAGCATTGAGTGGGTCTTTAAACCCTTTGTCACTTAATGTTGATATTTCTTAACACTTGCTTCCCACTCCTTCATACTGCTTTGATGCTGACCTTCATTTTCTTTCGGGTCAAGTTTATTATACCCCTTCATCTTCTTCCACTCATTATAGAGTGCTTGCAATATCCAAGATTGAGATAGACTTTTAGGCCCATTCTCTAGCAGTTCAAGATGTTTTTTGTTACTTGTGTAACCCTTGTACTCTTCTCTCCAATTGGAGTCATCATAAGGTTTATTCGAAGTCATGAATACTTTCAGATCCTCCTACAGAAAATGGATTGTACTTTGCAGTAGCAATTTTATACATTTTTTCGTGCATTGTCAAGTCATCAGCAATTTCTTCTTCTGGACGTGGGTTTTCAAAATCTTTTGCCATGGGCCAACTATCATAAGGGTGAGGTGAATCTCCCAATTCTGGGAGGTAGTAATCATCAAACCAGTCATCGTGAGGTGGTTTCTCTGGTGTCATTTCTTATAAGCAAATGTTTTCTTTTTGACTTGAGTATCACCTTCTGGTGAAGTTTGATTTGGTTTAAATTTACCTGCCTTTATTCTTTTAACATTTCTACCTTGCTCGTCTTTACCAAGTCCACCTTTTCTTGTTGCACTAACCGTACCAGTTTTCTTCGTTTGAATAAGAACTGCATCTTGTCCATATTTTTTACCAAGTTTTTTTACATCCTTTTTAAATTTTCTTTTACCCTTTTTACCAGAGGTGACAACGTGACTTTTCTCCTTAACCTTTGTTGTTTTACCAGTATCATCATCTTTCTCATCCCATCTTCCAGATACCTTTGTAGCACCAGGAAGTCCTTTACCTTTTATATCACGATCTAACTGCTTTCCTCTTGCCTTATTTTCTTTCTTTGATTTGTCACCACGACTTCCAGAAATGACTGCCATTCCTCCTTTATCGGATTTAGATTTTATTCTACTCAGACTACTCTCGTCCAAGAATTCCTTAAATGTCTTCATGCAACTAAAGAAACAAATTCTCCTAATACTTTTTTATTTAGTTTTTTTGTCTTGAGTGACTTAACAAATGCCCTTTTAATTTGTGCTTTTGTTGCGTCTTCCTGAACTTCAAACTCTGTATCATCAGCAAGACTTTGAGCAGACATTGCGAAATATGCATCATAACCAGAATTTTTAATAGTAAAGCTTCTATTCTTTCTCCAGTCTTCACTCAACTTATCACTTCCATATGGGTGATAAAGTCTCATAAAACGACTTGCTTCTCTATTAGGTAGTACACGAATACCAATAAAATTAGTAGAAGGGAATTTATCTTTAATATTATTTAAAAGAACATCAGTGAATTGATGATACTCATATTGAAATCCATAAGTCTTACCAACCTTACGATCACGTAGGAATGTACGACCAGGACGAACACCACGAGTACCTAGGAATGGTTCTTCTTCTGTACCAAAGTAACTATCATCAATCAATTTATGATAAGGAATTTGAGAACCTTCACCATCAGTTAAGATAATACATTGAACCTTCTCAACTCTATTCTCCTTTTGGAATTTTGGAAGAATTTGATGAAGAGAAATTATAGATTCATTTAGAGGAGTACCTGATAATGTCATTCTTTCAGGATAACGGAAGTATGTTCTTTTAGCAAAGCATTCAGCAATTCTCCAGATGTTTAACAGTTGCTTTTCTAGTGTTTTAGCATTTGTTTTACTAGTAAGAATATTCATCATATTAAAATATTCTTCAACCTTTAATAAACCTTCTGCTTCTTCATAATGTTTTGGTAACTTTTTATCAGTATACCTTGCCTCACGAGACCACTCATTACTAAAAGCATATACATCAAAAGGAATACTAACCTTTCTACAGAACCATATTAGATTGTATAGTTGCTTAAGAGTATCCTGTAAAACATACTGCATAGAACCAGACCAGTCTAATACAAATACTAGACCATGATTTTTACCATCAGGAAGAGTTGTTATCTTCTTAAAGAGATCCTCGTTATATCGGTAAGTATGAAGCTTCGTTGTATCAAGAACCCCAGTGCGACTAGTAGTAGCACGAGCATAACTCGAAGCTGCCTTGCGACACTCAAATTCCTTTACAAGATAATTGACTTCTTTTTGAGCATCTCTTTTAAATTGGGTAAAGGAAGCATCGGTTTGTTCAAAAGGACTTTTTGGTAAATCAGATGCAGCACCATATTCTGAATATCTTTTTACACGTTCTGTATGATCAACTTCTGACTGAATAAAGTGCTCATCAATTACCTTATGAATTTCAGAGTTCTTGGCAATCACAGTATCTAGATTAAGTTTTGGAAGTTCAACATATACATTCTCTGTTGCTTGATCATTCACTAAAGATTGAAGTTTTTCATCAAGAGCATCAGCAGTTCTAACTTCTGGTTCTTGAGGTTGTTCTTGTACTTCACCACGATCACTTCCACTCTCTTCCATTTGAGGAGTTTGTGGTGATTCTATTTCAGACTCTTCTTCTCCTTCTTTACCATCTTCTGTTTGACCTTCTGAATTTAATTCAACATCATCTGTTCCTTTCTTTGGTTGATTTTCTAAACTAATCTTCTCTTCTTGCTCTTGTTGTTTCTGACAGTATTGATAAAGAGCAAATGCTGCTTTCTTTACATCCTCGAAGGTTTCACACTTTCCAATCAGATCGACAATCTCCTTTTCAGCATCTGTAAAAGATACATCAATGAACGTACCAATCTTGTAATATAGATTAACCCTATCAGCAAGATTAAAAGTATTATAATCTTCATCTGCTATCTCAAAGAAATCTTTTTCCTGCAACTCATTATAACCTCTAAAGAATGTCTTGGCAATTCCAAGATACTTACGCTTCATCAATTTTTCAATTCTTACATCCTCAACCACATTCATAAACTGTTGAGGGATCTTATCTCTCCAATCCCACTCATCAGGTGTATAAAGTGCATGACCAACCTCATGTCCTACAAGCATGTCATATACAACACCACTTGCCTTTTCCCACATTGGTAAGGTTAGGACACGACTGTGAACATCAAATTGTGCTGTTGAGACCTGTCTGTGCTCTACTACTAGATCTTCAGTAGCAAGTAGTTTTGCTAGTTGTGACTTGATTTCTTGCTGTACTGCCATCTGTGTTTCCGTCGTATATACCTATAATACTAGAAGACCTCCGCTTCTTGGAGGTCATGTAACGCATCTTAACATTTTGTAACTTTTGCCGTGCTTGACGCAAAGCTTGTGGCTTTAAGGTCCGTTTAGGTTCCTTTTTACTATGGTGTTGCCAGTTAGGTACTTTCATTGTTCTGCACCGTATCCAGAATATTTATCATGGGTGTCCACCCAGTACTCATCATAATAGAAATATCTGCCACATTATCTTCCACCTCACCTGGTGTATAATCCTTAACTGGAAGATCTCCTTGACCAAATGCTTCTGCTAATTTGCGTACAGGTATTGATTCCCCATACCCAATAGGAACAGGTCCACAAACAGTACTAGGAGCAAGAGACCTAATAGCACTACAAACATCTCTAACATGAATCCAGTCTCTTTTGTGATTAGTTACATAAGGTGCAGTTCCATCCTTAAGCATACCATACATCATATTGTCCCTACTTTCTGGACCATAGACTGTTGTAAATCTCATTCCTACTGAATTAGGTGGTGCCATCTGTTCATTAACCCACTTACTCATAGCATAAGGGTTCTCCCAATAGTTACCATCTACAGCACTTGATGAAGCATATAGTAATCTTGTACCAGTCTCTCCACACCAATCAAACAATCGTTTTGCCTTTACTACATTGTTCTCATAGTACTCTGCAGGTTTCTCCATACTCTCACGAATATCTGCCCATGCAGCAAGATGAACTACAAGGTCATAGTCACCCTTTTTCATATTACCACTAATATTAAAGTCACCCACATCATCTGGATGATCTATACCATGAACTTTATATCCAAGTTGGTCTCTCCAATCGGCAAAAACATACCGACCAATAAAACCACGGTGTCCTGTTACTAATACTTTCATGTCACTGGCCAATCAATAACTGTTCTGATTTCTTCATTATACATCCAAACCTCTTTCAGCATGTCAGAGTTAACACCACGTTCTTCAAACTGTGTGATTAATGAATTGAGGTCTTTAGGGAAACACGTTCCACCAAATCCCCTATCATTATCTATACCTGGAACTTGAGTATGTGACTTACCTATTCTACTATCTCCAGTTACTCCCTTTCTTACATTATCATATTCCATACCAGTTGCCTGACAGAAATCATATATCTTATTAAAGTATGCTACCTTATATGCAAGGAATACGTTAGAGAAATATTTAATTGCTTCGCTCTCATCAGATGAAACCATTACACTTGGTATCTTGGGGAAACATGCTTCAAAGAAAGATACAAAATCTGTACATAATTCATTGCTTCCACCAACCACATTTCTTTCTGCCTTACCATAATCCTCCACAGCATTCCTTGCAGTAAGAAACTCTGGATTATGAATTACATTATGCTTTTCAGTATACTTCTTTGTTGTACCTACAGGAACAGTAGATTTAATAACAAAGGTTCCTGTTAAATTATCAGGTAACTCCTCAAAGAACTTATCTAGAATAGACAAGTCACAACTTCCATCCATCCTCATAGGAGTTGGAAGACAAACAAAAATAAAATCTTGTTGTATAACTTCTTCTAGTGGATTAAGACATCGGTTCTTATCCACATCAAAAATCTTTGTGGGTACTTTATCCCTTAAGTTCTGGTAAACGGCATTGCCTACAAAACCATTACCAACAATTCCAACATTAACGTTGTTCATCATGATACCATCCTGCTAAATCCTTTAAGTTTTTCAAATCGAATGTGGTGTTCAAATTTATCTTCCATCCCAGTCTTATGGGATATAACGAAGATGTTAGCATCCTCAATTACATATCGGATGATCTTTAAAAATTCTTCAGTCCCTTGTCCATCTAATGAACTATCAAACACTTCGTCCAATATCATTAAGTTGGTCGAAACTGAATTCTTAAACTTAGCCACTTCCCTCCATGTGAAGAGAAGTGCTAAATCGATTCTTTGTTTTTCACCTTCACTAAACGATGCATAAGAGAAATCCTCATGTATTGGGGATTGAATAGTTTCGTTAAACTCCTCATCAAGAGTAAAGTTTATGTAGAAGTCCATCATCTGTAGATAACGGTTTACTTGTTGATTTATCAACGGTAGATACTTCTTGATGATTTTAGATTTAACTCCACCATCTTTCAATAAACCATAAGTGAAGTTATAATATTTGATTTTGTCCTTATGTGAAACTAATTCATCATAGGTTTTCTGAAGACTTTCTTTAAAGGTTTCTAACTTGTCATGCTCAGTATTTCTGTTTGCAAGTTGTTCGGTAATTGTTTGAATTTCCGATTCCA